CCTACGGCGAGTTGATTCCCGGCATGGCGTACTTAGTGCGCCGGCTGCTGGAGAACACGTCAAACGATTCATTCTTGCGCGCCAGCTTCAATCAGCAGCAACAGCTGGAGGAACTGCATATCCGAGTCAAAAAACCAAACATCTCCTCGTTTATATTGTCCCGTGCAGATAAGGTGCATTTTGTCTATTCCCGGATCAAGACTTCCCGAATAGCTCAGGCGCCCGGCTTCCGTTAAATAGTACGATCCGCCTGGCGATCCCCCGGTCTGGATATGGTCGTTCCAGTCATGAGTAAATCGGGTATATTCAGGGATACGCGGATCAAGGGACGGAATAAACAGATAATCCCCGACACGCGGACCTATTCGAGTATGGTTAAATCGCCCTAAGCGATCAATCAATATTTCGTTATTGTTTTTCACGATTATGCCTCCGTAAGATGTAAAATTATTTGTCCGTTACTGTCAGTGGTTCCGTTTCCCGTGAGGGAATCAACCATATTGCGCGCCTCTGCGAGTACATACGATTTTTCAATAGGATATTCGGTTTCGATAAATCCCCAACACGACTCTATTCTTTCTCCCGACTCGTTTTCAATGATGAACCCATAAACTTCACCTTCAAGGTAGGCGCTAAATACCGCAACTTCCGCCTCTAAGATTTCAAGCGCTTTTTTCATGTTTTCCTTCGTGAGTTTTCCAAATTCCTCCCTCACGGTTTCGTGTGTGACATAGATATATCCGACGAATGACGTATCCCACCCGGCGCTATCAGATTCAAAGCGCCCGGTTTTCATCATCAGCCCGGAATGATCGAGCAGAAAAAGCGGCAACGCAATAACATCAGGGCGCTGGACCAGTGCAATTAAATCCTCACGAGTCATGGAGTGTTTATCTCCCAGGTTATAGCGCCGATGGAAACATACCATGGTCCCGAAGTTATCCCACTCCGTACGCGGATTTACGTTGTCTTCGTCGCGTTCAATCCTAATAGTCAGGCCGTGTCGTGTCTCAGTGTATTCGCTCATGTTTTTCTCCTTATATACCATTATGCTATAATTGATAATTTTAGTCAAGCGCTACGTCGCGCCTGCACCAGTCTCCCAGACTCACATGCAATCGTAAATTGCTCCGCGTCAAAATCACGATCATGCTTTTGCAGATACGACACCAGCGAGCGCACGCACGCTATCCACGTCGGGTAATCGTCCAAATTTTCCGGCCGCGCTTTGTGCATGGCCGCGGCTATGACTATGTAATCGTGTTTCATGGTTAGTCCTCCGCGTTAAGCGAGCACGGCAGCGCCATGCTCAATATTAATGCTGTACTGCATCCCACAATACCGACAGCGCACCCAGGTTAAGCGCCCGAGCGTCCCAAGGATGCAATCGCTCTCATTTTCCGCGTGACAGGCAGGGCAGCGTGTCGCCTCAATGCAATCGTGCATGGTCATGGTTTTTTCCCTCCGCAATTGACGATTTTAATTTTAACCGGCATCCCGCTTGATGCATACCTGATTTCATAATGCGTGCTATGCGCCATGGTTATTAGCTCCGTTCTTTAGATTTTCAAACTCTCAAAGTTATGATCATGGTTTTTTCTCCCTTCGTGTATTATATTACATCCTGTTACATATACTCTACCATAATGGTATAGTGTGTCAAGGACAATTTAAAAATAGTTTGCCCGATAGTATTACATCTTGGAATTTGGGCTGGAAAGGCTGGGGGGGGGCAAGTATGGGTATGAGCTATACAGGTATGCAGGGATAAGACATAAGCACTCATGCATATTATTGCTATTCTTTACACATTATTGCAAGTGTTGCAAAAAATCCACACTGACATTCTTTGTCAGTGTTCAAATTATGAACAGGATAAGGTAAAGCGTATGTAAGTGTTCAATAATTGAACAGAGTGTAAGGTAAAACCAAGCGTGTCTAATTATTATACAGGGAGAGTGGCAACAAATCGGGCATTTTGCCCGACGATCAGGTTTAAGGTAGGTCAAAATGAGCTACCTGGCTGGTTTCTGCCTGGCAAGTGTGTATCATAGTCACGTGATGTATATATTTATCAACGTGTTACCGTGCAATACGGTTGGTGTCACGGTTGGTTCGGGTGATCGTCGCTCGCTGTCCGCACGCAACACGTTGATTTTATTCCAAAACCAAAAGAATGCTTAATTTTGGCCGCAGCGAACCCGGTTCCCCCCTCCCCGGTCGTTGTCATACAGCCTCCTCACACCCTTGACGAAAACTCCAATCCTTCCTCCCTGCGATGCATGGGTCCCCTATTCCCTGGCCTGCCTTGACTCCTGGGATGCGCTCTGGTAGCCGGATGGGACCCCAACCCTCCGGGACGTTGGGGTTGCCGGTTTTAAGCGACACATGGACCTCTTGACGAAGACCGCCAAGAAGCCACAAAGTTGGCGGTCTTCGCAGAAACCGAGGTTTTGGAGGTGGTCTCATGACCAAGACCGCCAAAAAACCCCAAGGCCGCCAAGTTTTCCATATATGGCGAGGTTGGCGGTCTTGGGGGTAAGTTGGCGGTCTTCGCAGACTGGGGAATGTGTGGCTTTTTTACCACACTTTTTTCTTGACAAGGCTATACTGTTTTAGTAGAGTAGCTTTTATGGACGATCCGAACTCGCCAGCCGCGAACACTGTTTTGACGACAGGGCGAAGAGAGCAATTTTGCCAGGAGTACGTCAAGCACTCCAACGCGACGGAAGCTTACTTTGTCGCCTCCGGAAAGGTCCATAACAAGAACTACGCCGCGAACTATGCTTCCCGCCTTTTGAAACAACCCCCGATCCAGGAACGAATAGCCGAGATAAGACGCAGTATGCAGCTTCCCGCGGAGCAGGCTACGTCCGTAAAGCAAGGCTTGATCGCGCGCTTGACTCGCGTGGCGAACAAGGCCGAGGCTCTTGATAAGTTCGGGGACGTCATTAAGGCGGTCGATGTTCATGCGAAGCTTGAAGGGCTTTATAGCCAGGAAGAAACCGATGGTTCTCAGTACCTCCAATTCTTCGATAAGGTGAGTATCACGATTACTCCTCCCGCGGCTCCGCCCCCCCAGGTTGTGGACGCCCAAAGGGTGATCGAGAATGAGTGACAGCGAGGACCTGAAAAAATACGACGGGGTGATGGTGATGTCTTCGCCGCTTCGGACCCTGCCCTTCTGGTTGAGCACGGTGCCGGAGTCGTGGGCTGTCGATTGCTTCGAGCTTTCACTTTCTCATAGCATCAGCGCCCGGTGGGGAACCGCGTGAGCAGTCCTTTCGCGGAACGGCGTATCGACAAGTGGAAAGTGTTCGAGATGCTCGAGTACTTCCCCACTCACCCGGATGTGGTTGCTTTTCATAATTCGACGGCCCGGACGAAAGTATGCTCGGCGCCCCGGCGGTCGACGAAGTCTTACGCGGCGGCGAAGGATGCTCTTGCCACGATCCTGACGCCCAACACGCGCACCTGGATCGTGGGTCCCAACTATGGGCTTGCGGAGAAAGAGTTTCGGTACATCCATGAAGACCTGGTTATCAAGCGTAAGAAGTTGGGTTTGCCGCCGCCTAAGCAATGTTTCACGAATGCACGGAGCGGGGCGCTCTATATTAGGTTTCCCTGGGGGAGCCTGGTCGAGGCGAAATCGGCGGACAACCCGGAGTCGCTTTTAGGCGAGGCCGTGGACCTGGTGATCTACTCGGAGGCGGCGCAGCTTGAGAGAAAGATTCGGGAGCGCTACGTGCAGCCGACGCTGATCACCCGGCGCGGCATTGAGATAGTTCCCACCACTCCCGATCAAAGCGGCGAGTGGGTTCATGAGCTGATCGAGAAAGCGACCCAGGACGACGACAGCTCTATCGACTCGTTTCATTGGGGGGTGACGGCGAATCCGACATATGACCTTGGAGAACTCGAAAAGGCCCGGCGCTTTTACGGAGAAGATTCTCCGGTGTTTCGTGAGCAATACCTCGGTGAGTGGGTGTTTTACGGAGGACGGGTATATCCGGTGTTCGATGAACGGGTGCATGTTATCGAGCCCTTCGACATTCCGCTTTCGTGGCCCGTTGTTCGTGGTATTGACTTCGGGCACCGCGATCCGTTTGTTGTCCTCGGATGCGCCATCGGGCCGGAAAGCGAACTGTACTTTTTTCAGGAGTACTATAACCGGGCCGGTCGGGGAATGAGGGAGCACGCGCTTGCCATCAAGGCCGATTATAAAGAGCGCAAGATATCCAATACCGTAGGCGACCCCTCCGCCGCTCAAGGCATTGATGATCTGTGTTTCGAGGGGGTGTCGGTGGTCGCGGGGAATAATGACCGGACAGCGGGACGGATGAGAGTTTTGGAGTACATGCAGCCGACGGACGACGGAGTTCCCCCGTGGCCGATACGGGAGCTTCCGGCGCGGCTGTCGCGGAACAAGTGGCCGCGCATGTACATCTTCTCCACGATGAAAGAGACGCTTCGGGAACTGCGGTATTACCGGTGGAAGGAAGCGGGCAGCAGCGAGGGCGAGAAGGAAAAGACCGAGGGAGAGGACCACGCCATGGATACCATGAGGTATGTCGTCATGACGCGCCCCTCTCCGTACCGGACCATGCCGCGCGTATCGAGCAATTCGTTCAAAGGTTGGATGAACCGCGTGGCGGAGAGTAAGATTGTGAGTTCGTATATCGGGGGAAACCGGTAAGGTTTAAAAAAGCAAAACCGCGGCAGGCAATCATAAAAATGTTCCACGTGGAATGGTGTAAGTGTTGCCTGCGCAGTGTTTTCCGCGTCATCGTTTATGTTTTTTGTAGTTTATGTAGTCGTGAATCCCGACAAGAACCATGCAGAAAAACCATGTTCCCAATAAAATATTCACAGCCGTATTTTTTTCAAGGCTCACGAGATACCAGTAAATAGAAAGAGGAATTATTGCCCTGGTTGTAAGCACTTTTAAATAGGTATTTTTCATGGTTCATTATAGCACGAAGGTGTAACCGATGTCAACACGCGAAGAACTTGCGGAGTGGAAAGATCAGCTTGAGTACTCTCATAAGAAATTTGCGACCATAAAGAAGAAGATCAAACGGTCGTGGGAGTACTACAAGGGCAACCAGTGGGCCGACTCTTCCGATGGCCTCGAATCGGCGTCGCTCATGTACGGTTATCGGGAGAAGACCGTGGACAACGTGATCTATTCCAATCTTCGCGCCATCATCCCCCGTCTCAATTTCAGGAACCCGAAGATTTTTGTGCGACCGAAGAAGAAACCGTTCAGGACGAAGGATGGGATGTTCGACACCTTTGCAGCGGCGGTCTACGTCGAGCTGATCCTCAATCACTATTATAAAGTCCTCGACGTAAAGTCGGAGGCGCGGAAGTGCCTTTACGATGCGTTTCTCTCTCCGTGGGGAATCATGGAGCTTGGCTACACGTTCAAGACGGAGAAGTTTGCAAAAAAAGACGAGCTTCTCATTGTGAACGAACTGGTCATGGAGGATTCGCCGTTTTGTCTGCGCCGGGACCCCAATGATTTTCGGGTGGACATCGAGGCGCGGGACGCGCACCTGCATGATGCGCGGTGGATTGCGCTCCGGTGGGTGCGTCCCCTGGACGACGTCAGGCGCGACCCGCGTTTCTCCAATATTTCGGGCTTGAAGACTAATTTCCGGGTAAAAACGGATTTTGGTTCGCAAAATGTCGATATTTCCCCTGGAGAATACAAAGACGATAACTCCATGTGGGGCCGCGTGGAAGGCTGGGACATTTGGGACAAGAAAACCCACCGGATTATGACGCTGGTGGACGGACACGACAAGTTTTTGCGAAATGACAAGGAGTGGCCGCTCGAATTGGAAGGATTTCCGGTCGAAACGCTTTATTTTAATGAAAACTCGACCGATATCTTCTCGGTTCCCGATATTTGGATGTGTCTTGACATGCAGGACGAACTGAATCGTATCGGCTCCATGCAGATGGACCACATACGGCGCATTTCTCAGCGCAGGTATATTGCGCGCGAGACCGCGTTCAACCAGGAAGAACTGAGAAAGCTCACCCATGGCGGCGATGGGACCGTGGTTGAGACCGCGCAGTCCATTGCCGATTCGATCATGCCGCTGTCCGACGCCACCATTTCCCAGGATATTTACCTGGTAAGAAACGGCGTCAAGGAAACCATCAGGCAGATGATGGGCGTCTCCGCCAGCGAGGCGATGACCGCGGGAAAATTCGAGTCGGCCACGGAACCGGCGCTTATCGAGCAGGCGGCGCAGTCGATACGCGGAGACCAGCAGCAGATTTTTGAACGCTTTCTCGTGCGCGTGATCGAAAAGTGCGGGAACATCGTGCAGCAGACCATGGACAAGCTGACCATTCCCCTGTCGTTTGAAACAATGCATGACGATGAGATACGCAAGTTTATCGAAAGCAAAGCCGCGAAAATGGTCGGGATGGACGGCGCCATCGCCATACAGCCCTGGCTCGAAGTCGGGAGAGACGACATAAAGGGCGAGTATATCTACGAACTCGAGATAGGCTCGACCATGCCGGTCAACGAGCAGAGCTTAAGGCAAGATGCGGTCATGCTCTATAAGCTTCTCGCCGACAACCCGTGGATCAAGGGACGCGAGGGCACCAAGGACATATTGACCGCGTTCGACAAGCCCGATCCCGAAAAGCTGTTGAAACCCGATGATCAGGTCGAGGCCGAGAAGAAAGCGAGAGCCATGGCACAAATCCAGGGAGAACTGGCTCTCGATACGCCGAAACGTCAGACCGACCTGGCAAAAACGCAGATGAAAACTCAAACGGCCAGGGAAATCGCCATGCTTAAAGCCCGCGGCGAGCAAGGGGCGATAATGGCTGATGTTCAGAAAGACCTGCGCCAGAACCGCACGAAGCTCCTGACCGAAGTGCTGAAAAGCCAAAAGCCCGCGGGAGGACAGCAATGACGCCGCTTTACGAATACGAGTGTGATTATTGCGGCAAGGGATGGGAAGCCTTTCGCTCGGTTGAGTTCAGAGACCGGGAATCATGCTCCCACTGCGGCGGAGCGCCGAAGCGCGTTCTTTCCTTTAACTCGAAACCGGTCGTGCAGGAGTATTTCAGCGAAAGCTTAAATGCGGTAATCACGGGACCAAAACAGAAAGCGCGATTGCTTCGGGAAAAAAACCTGTCGGAGGCCGGATAGCCATGCCGTTAAATAAAAAGGGCAAGAACATAATGGCGACCATGCTTCGGCAGTACGGCAAGGAAAAGGGCAAAAAAGTTTTTTATGCGTCGGAGAGTTCCGGCGCTATCAAGGGTGTGACCGGCAGAGAAAGCCGATTGAACAAGAAGCTTAAAAGGCGGTAGCGGTGATCATCAACGCGAAAAACGTTTACATCGGCGGCGGCGGAAACGGGATGAAAAAAAATCTGCTTGGCCGCGCCTTGAAGAAGAAAGGGAAGGATCTCGATAACGACATGCAGGAAGAAGAAGACACCCCGGTCATGAAAAAGCTGTCGCTTATCGCGGACACGCTCAAGTCAAAGCGCTCGGCGACCCATCACCCAGGGGGAGGATAATGTCCAACGCTTCCGGCATGAGACCTATTGCCGCGGAATGGGTCATCCAGTATACGCAGCAGTTTGATTATGACGCCGACGGGAATGTTATTTACATCGGACGGGCGGACATAGGAACGGCGACCACCGCCGCTTTATGGCAGATACGAAAGATGACGTACAGCGCGGCGGGAGACTTGCTCACCATACAATTTGCGAAAGGCGACGATGGGTATACGAACATTTGGGATAACCGCGCGTCGTTGGCGTATTCCTGATGTCGTTTAGACTAAACCCATGGACCGGAGAACTTGATTGCGTCGATATGCGGAACGGCATCATTGTCTTTCCGAAGACGTCCGGCAAGGGGATTCAGGTTGATTACGCGGCGCCCGGTTTCCCTTTTCGTGATCTGATCGGCGAGGCCGTGGTGCGGACAACGCCCGGCGGTACCGACCCGACGTTCGCCGTGTTTCGGGATACGCTGAAAGCCTACTCCTTCTCGAACGCGGTAACGCAGGAGATTTTCAGCAACTACCACGTGGGGCATGATTATGCAGCCGGGACCGACACGTTTTTGCATGTGCATTGGGCTCAGAACGTGGTGGACAGCGGCGGCGCGGCGGGCGTTCCGGGCGCGGTAAAAATTTTCTTTGACGTGTCGTACGCAAAGGGGCACAACCAGGCGGCGTATCCGGCCATCATAACGACCAGTATTACCCAGACGGCAAGCGCGGTGCAGTATCAGCACATGCTTGCGGAGGTGCAGTTGACCGCCGCGTCTCCGTCGGCTGCTCAGTTCGACTCCGATATTCTGGAGCCGGACGGAATCATCATGGTGAGAACGTATCGCGATCCGACTGATGCGGCGGATACGCTGAACCAGGTCCCTTTTCTTTTCTACGTCGATATCCACTATCAATCGACGAATATCGGGACGAAGCAGAAAGCGCCGAATTTTTATGCGTAAGGCCGCTTAATGAAACTGAAAATGACGATAGATGAATGTCTTGAATTTGCCGATGAATGGAGCCGTGGCATGACAATCCACGAAGGTTCCCAGGGCTGGCGCGTGGTGTGCCTGTTGCTTGCGGACGAGGTGCGTAAACTGCGCAAGGGTGAATTTACAACCAAAAGCACGTAACAAGGAGGATGTATGAATTTAGATAAAACCGTTGACGATCCTAACGCAGATCGTCATACAGCGTCCGATGCAAGCGGAGAACCGCAAGGGTCCGCGGATGCGGATGGAGAAGCTGGAAAAGGGAGCGCGTCGGCGGGCAAAGAACCGGCAGGTGCGGGTTTGTTCGATGGCATGACACCTGAACAACTGCATAAGTCGTACAAGCATTTGCAGGCGGAGTTTACCAAGGAAAAGGGCGTCAGCAAAAAATTCGAGGCATACGGCGGGGCCGATCAGGTATTGCAGTGGACGCAGTATCTCATCAACAACCCTGATTTTGCGAACTGGATTACTTCGCAGAAAACCAAAAATGCGCTCGGCATTGATGAATCGACGCTCGATGATCAGTCCAAGGCCGCGCTTGACGCAGTCCGAAAGATCGCAAAGTCCGTCGTGCAGGACGAGGTCAACCGCGTCCGCAAGGAGATGGCCCCTATTTCAGAGGCGCAGTCGGCGGCGCTTCTCGAAACCCACTTTGCGAAAATGGACAAGGAGTACGGCGAGGACTGGCATGAGATGCGGGACTTGATGTCTGAACTATCGGAGAACCTGCCCGAGCACACCTTGAGCAATCCGAAGTTCGAAGACGTGGAAGACCTGTATTTCAAGGCTCTGCGGAAGACCGGCAAGCTTGAGGCTTATGCGGAGAAGAAATTGCAGAAAAAAATGGACAACAAAAAAGGCAAGTCCACGGACAAGCCCGGCGCCACCGGAGAGACGGCCCCGAAGCGGGCCAACTCGATAAAGGAAGCGTTTGAGCAGGCGAAGTCCATGGCCTAAAAACGGGAGACTACCATGGCGGGTTTAGTTGAATCGAGAACGTGGGATTCTCTTCTGACCACGACCCTTGCGAATTACCGGATGAAGTTGATCGACAACATCTTCAACGATTATCCGTTCCTCAGCTACATCAACGGGAAGCTCGGGCGCGCGCTCAGAGGAGACACCATCAAACGAACGGTGAACACCGGAGAAACCATCGTCGAGCATCTGCTTTATGAAAAGAACAGCACGGTCAAGTCGTACGCGGGCGCCGAAACGCTCGATACCACGTTGCAGGAAGGCATGACCATTGCCCGCTACAACTGGAAGCAGTACGCGGCTTCCATCGGGATCACCGGTCTGGAGAAGCGCAACAACCAGGGCGAAGCGGCAATGATAAACCTTTTGCAAGCAAAGGCGACCCAGGCCGAAATGTCGCTCAAGGACCGGATGTCCACCGACGCCTATGCCGACGGCACGGGCAACGGGTCAAAGAACCTCACGGGCCTTGCGGCGCTTATATCCACCACGGCCACGGTCGGCGGGTTGTCCCCCACCACCTTTACCTGGTGGCAGGGAAACGTTACCGCGTCGGCGGGCTCGTTCGCGGCAACGGGCATCGACAAGATGCGGACCACGTTCAACAACATCACGTTCGGCAACGACAAGCCCGATGCGATCTTTACTCCGCAGACGGTTTTCGAGTACTACGAGAAATCGCTGCAACCCCAGGAGCGCTTCTCGGGAAACGCGGTCGCGGACGCGGGCTTCATGAACCTGACCTTCAAGGGCATTCCGGTGATCTTCGACCGGTCCTGCACGGCGGGCTTCATGTACTTTCTCAACTCCAAATACCTGAGCTTTGTCGTGCATCAGGACGCCGATTTCAGCACCGGACCGTTCATTACGCCTGAAAACCAGGATGTTTCCACGGCCATGATCCTCTTCCAGGGGAACCTGACCACGAACAACCGGCGCAAACTCGGCGTAATCTCCGGCTTCACGGCGTAAGGGGAGGTGTGCCATGGCATTCACGCAATCGAATGTGCGAAGGGGAAACAAGGGAGACGAGTATTCCATTGCCGGTTCGTTTACCTCGGCGTCCGGTGATACCACGCTGACGGTAACGCACGGCATGAACCTGGTAAGCGAAGCCAGTATAAAGCTCGACTCCTCGGTGGGCTGGCAAGTCCCGAAAGTCACCCACTCCGCCGGAGTGGCTACCGTCGTGTGGGACGACACGCAGGGCGGCAGCGGCTCGTTTTTTTTCATCGGGAAGTAGCTTTGTTCATGCCCGCGGCGCATGGATAAGGTTGTCGATACCTTAGACAAAGGAGACTGAGAAAATGATTATCAGCAAAGTAAACAGAAC